GTTTTGTGCCGTGGTAGCACTCGCATATACTTCTAAAGGCGCCGTTGGCGTGGTCGTGCCAAAGCCAACATTCCCAGACCCCCTCACAGTGATGGCGTTTATGCCATTAGTCGCACTCGACTTACGCGCTCCTATTACCAAATAGCTGTTTGCGTCATCAATTAACGATGCTATATAATGTTCCGAATTGTTTCTCGAGTATAGCGCAAGGCCCCTATCGGCAGTTGCCTCGTCGTGGATTAATAGGCCCTTATCCTCCCATACTGAGCTGATCTGGTCAGAGTGTTGTATATGCAAAGTGGCTGCTGGCGAGGACGTGTTTATGCCAACGCGATCTGCTGACGCATCGACGAAGAGTGTGTCGGTGTCTACAGCGAAGTCACTGTTATCTATTTTCATCGCCAGAGAACCATCGCTATACCAAAAATGGTCTCCGCTGCCGAAATAATACGACTCGTCTGAGGTTAATGATGAGCCGTTATAAATTCCGCTGTAAGTGGAGTCAGAATAAAATTTAACTTTTGCGGTGTTGCTTCCTATTTCCGCTCCACCGTTGCCGCTAATTAAGCCGCTGAACGTTCCCGTAGTTCCTGTGAGTCCGCCTGTTAAGGTTGCCGTCGTCCCAGAGATCGTGCCGCCAGTGACGTTGCCGCTGATATTTCCCGTAACATCGCCTGTTAGGTTGCCTGTGACGTTTCCAGTCACATTGCCAGTAACGTTTCCAGTAACGTTACCCGTTAAGTCTCCTGTGACATCGCCTGTTACATCTCCCGTAACATCACCCGTGACATTACCAGTCACGTTGCCAGTCAACGCGCCGCTTACACCACCTGTAGCTGTGATGAGGCCAGTTACGCCTAACGTGCCACCCATTACTGCATTGCGGCTCAAGAAGAGGTCACGGGGGCGTGTAGCACCACTTGCGCCTATATCATACGTAGCATCAGTAAAAAGAAGATTGCTAGTAATTGTGCTGTTTATAGTGAGCGTATCACTAGCACTATCACCTACAGTAACATTGCCGTTAAGAGTCAATCCACCCGTGAGAGTAAGTGTCCCACCTACAGTCAAATTTCCCGCAACAGCAACAGTCGATGCGTCAACCGTAAGAGCGGCACTTTCAGATCCCCCAGATAAAACATTAAAAACAAACTTAGAATCTTCAGACGTATCACTAACATCAGTAGCAACAACATCTATTGTGGCAAAGTTAGTCTGAACTCCAGCATCATCAGCCATTTTAAAGGCTAATGCAACACCTTGATTATCGAGGGCAGTTCCCGAATCCGGGTCCCACTGAAATACAAAAGCGTCAAGAGTGCTAGCTGCAGCTGTATCACGAACTGTAAAAGTATGAGAGCCTGCCGCTGCGTTGCTATAACCACCGGAGTAAACTGTTCCCAATGCCCCACCGAGCAAAGCTTTAAATTCTACGCGGCTGTCTTCACTTGCGTTAGTAGCATCAGACAAAACCCAGTCAAGACTGGCTATATCAGTTTCTGTTCCAGCATCATCATCAGCGTAGAATGTAATTCTACCGCCATCATTGTCAGCAGCCGTACCCGAAGAAGGATCAATACCCAGCTGAAGAACTTCACGCACACCACCAGCAGCTGCCGCGTTACTCTCAAATGTCTTTAATCCAGTTATAACTTGAGAGGTACTTTTACCTACAATACCATCTTCACCTGTGAGGTCAACATTCGCCTCATCAATATTAGTACTTTCAATAAAACTTAATAAGTTATTTATCCAATCTCGTACCTGTTCCGCGTCAATGTCATCACCGGGGTTAGGCAGCGGGACGGCTGGACGTGTAACTGTTGCCATCGTTTTCTCCTACTGTGTAACGAATTGAGACAAAGTTATCCTTCTAAGGCTATGTACTCAACAATATAACCCTCAATGCTAGCTGGGTCATCACCTGTCCACTCAGGTGCTATTGTCTCACACACACGATTAACAAAAATATCAGCTCTTAGTGCTCCAGCCCCGGGCCACTTTAGACCTGCGTTATACAGATTGCCTTCGTTCCACTGCAATCCCGTACCAACTGTAATAACTTCCTCATACGAGCTACTTCTACCCTCATCAAAGTTAGCTCTAAAGGTTATGTTTTGCTGTCCGGCACGCTTTCGGTAGAGTGTCCTAATGTTAAGTATATGCTTACTTTTACCGGGCATTCCCAAGTCATTTGGGCTCATCTTTATGCGCCATGTAAATCCAGTACCGGCATCAGTACTATAAGCACTATTATTCCCCTCATAAAGGAACCCATCAAGTGTTCCAATAAGATCACGCTCTACATTACTGTCATCAACTATTCTTGCCGCATAATTCAAAGTATCAGACGGCAAGTCAATCCACGTATCCCCAGTCTCCCAGTCCCACACAATAACCTTGTTAAATCCCGACGTAGTATCAGAAGCAAGAAAACGTACTTGATGCTCACGCTCTCTGACATATGCAACACAGTTCCGTAGCTGCGTCTGGTTTAACTTAAAGAAATCTGTTGTGTCATCCGTATTAGCAATTTCAAAACTTAAATCTGGGCGGATAACAAAAATGCCTTCTTGCGCTAGACCACAAACAAACTCAGGACGAGCTATAATTGAGTGTTGTGCTATCGGAGAAAATCCCCTTATGGGCGTAGACAACCGATAATCAAAGAAACCAAGTTGATCATAAAATATCTCACCGGGATAAAGTCCATCTTCTTTGAAGACTAATGACGTTCCCCAGTTATCAACAGCCCCAACAATAGCGGCTCCCCCATCATATATCTCATACCGGTTATTCTCAGGCCAATTATTTATATCAACTTCGTACGTCTGTCTACTAATGTCACACCACCGAACTCTCGTTGGGTGATATGTACCACTCTCCGTAGAGCCAAACGCAATTAAAAGGTTTTTATGTGTGAATATTCCCTTTGTTTTAGTCCACGGAACAGGTGTTAATACGCTTGTATTGGCAGCAGCACCATCCCAAACACGGACATTATCCACACCATTATTGATAATTAACTGATCTTTGAGAAAGGCAAACTGAACACGATCCTGCCCTGTAGCAGTCAGAGCTGCACCAGTTATATCTGCACGCGCAGTTCCGCTGTCAGTATAAATTTTAGTGGGCGTAACAACAACACGTTTCTTCGTCCCATTAGAATATACTATCTCTTTAAGACCGGTAACAGGCTCACCGCCAGTAAGTTGCCCTTGATTAGTGTAATCCCCATATCCATAACGACTGTGTGCTACGCCCCTTTCCGAGAGGTCAATATTACGCATGATCTCACAGTGCTCAGGAGTAAGCCGTTGATCGGGATAGAACCAGCGTGACCGCTGTCCCCTAATACGAAATATGTTACTTGTTCTAGTTTGTGATGAGACTCTGAAGGGAAATCTTGTTATCTCAGACATGAGAGATCACCTAAGCTAACCCAAAATCAACACCACGAATTAACGGTCTATTCGGGCGCTGTCTGAACTCACTGTACGCTTGAACATTTTCAAACACATGAATAGCTGCAGAGCTAGCATTAACAACAGACTTAAACTCTTCTATACGCTCATTAAAAGTAATTCTATGTGCGCCAGCAGTGTCTGGCTTGCCCCAAGCAGCAAGAAGATCCTGAGTGACTCCCCAGATCAAAAGATCATGAAACTGCTCATCAAACTTTGGCCAGTCATAATCATGGTAAAGAGGGGGGACTCTCATTTCAGCTCTTACCGTGTAATTTATAACTGAACCGGGAATGGGATCAAGGTCAATCCACAAGAAATCCGGACTCTCCCATGCTTCGGGTATTTCAGCTATTGCATTTCCTGATGAGTCCTTAAGAGTAATAGTACCAGAAAACGCTTTACCCTCAGCTGGCACTTTAACAATGCGCTCTACTCCCATACTGGAACTATAAGAATTGCTTGTACTTACTGGTGTTGTTCCATTTATTGCGAATAGCTCTGATACTAACAACCCGTTCGTGTCAAACCCCTCAACGCGAACTTTAAAGTCACTACCTGCGTCACCTGCATCGCTGCTAACAACAGTCAACTGACCGTCTTCAGCTGGATTCTTCTGAACGCCTTTTGACTGCAAAATAAAGAAACTAGAGGGAGTCCCTGTTTCAGTAGACCCCGCTCTAGTCCTATCAAACATTCTCGCTGATGTTTCATTCAGCATCTGTGGAGTATCAGTATCTTCAATATTAAGTATGTTTCTAACCCAAAGAGGCATACCTAAACTGCGCTGATTAGCTACACTAGTGACCGCAAACTCCCTCTCTTCGTATGGAGTATTAATCTCCTCCATCACGCGAAAGTAAACAGTGTTAACTGCGCGCTTAACTAAATCTTCCGCTTTACCGCCAGTCGCCTGTCCCGCGTACGAAAGTATGTCAGATACTATCTGGCTGTAGTACACAGCTAGCTACCTTTCTTGCCTCCTCCAGCTACTTCCATTCCAGCATTTAGAAGCTGTTGGGCATTTGGACTTAATTCTTGGCCCTGTTGCATGTTGGTGCCCATCCTAAAAAGCTCAGCAAAAGCCTTAAACATATCTGCTTGGCTTTCTACTCTCTTTTTCTCCTCACTCTTAAGCATGTTAGCTCTGGCTTGCGGGCCGTCCGTCTTCTTAACATAATCAACACGGAAAGACCACTCTTGGAAAGTAGGAACTTGCTCATCTGGATTCGCGTCCATATAAGCATCCACTTCTTCCATAGTCATGGGAGCTCGTCCCGGAAGTATTCCGACAATCCTCGACAAAGTCCCTTTTAGCCCTATAATAAGACCATCATCAATGCTAACTGGCCTATCTTCCCCATCAATACCCTTAACAAGCAATCGAGGCTGTCTGCGCGTTCCAGCCGCTAAGTCTGTTGTAACTTCCTTAAGCCACTCACCTTCCGGTTGCCAATCAGCCCTATCTTTGTTCATGCTTATATAGGACGTGTATACAACTTCACCTTTCTGATCCTTATTTAGGATAAGAGGAACTCCAGATTCCAAGTCCCGTTCTTCAATTCCTAACTGCTCTTCTTTCTCTACATCAATTAAAACCGGCATACCAGCCCTCCTTGTTTAGCCGTACATCACGGATTCATACTCTTCGTCATCCTCATCCGAGTCATCAGAAGAAATATTAAGTTCTTTTTCTATCTTTTTAATTCTATCACTGAGATTGGCAAGTTGACCCATCATATCCATAGAGTCATCTTCCATCATCTCTTCTTCCATCATTTCCTCATCAGGTGATCCGATGAGGAGAACAGTCTTTGTTCCTTTTCCTACATATGGCTTGTGCATTTTACACCTCAAGGTAGACTAAAACCTGTTATATTAACCTGACAATCACTTGTGCTTGCACTGAGAACAGCTGATGCTGCTGCTCCCGGCTCTATGATCCAATAACCATTTACAATAATATTAGCGTCTTTATTGTTCGACGCGTCTATAAACCACTCAGCTAATACATCAGACCCAGACCGTAACTGCAAAGTTCCATTCGTATCACCGTGACAGCTAACGTGGTCAACAATGTATGTCTTACCTGTAATACCCGCTTTGCTTGCTGTTGCTCCAGCATTCGTTCCTGCGGCAGTGGCACTCCACCGACCATTACTAATATCAAGAGCCATAGCTATTCCTCTCAGCTAATTGTATCTATTATTTGTTGTACACGGTGTTCATAAGTGTGAGCACTTCTGACTAAATCATGCCCAGCTTTTGCTATGTTTTCACGCTCCATGGGATTCTCAAGCGCAAACTGTATCTTGTCTCGCGCCTCTTCTAAAGTTTTGTATCCCAAAAAGTGAACACCGTCCTCAAAACCTAACTCTTCAATACCAAAAACATTAGTATTCGTGACAAGACAGGTTCCGCAACTCATAATCTCAAAAAACCTCATATTAAGATCATCACGAATAGAGATGTTAAAACCGACTCTACCCCGTGCATACCGAACTGCGGCATCAGTAAAGAAAGTATTTCGTGAAAACCAACTATTTTTAAAACATTTAAATATATAATCTAAAGCCGCTATACGATCATTGCCTTGTTGTTCTCCACCAACCACATAGCCACTGTTTAAATACCCAACAAAAACTACATCGTGACGCTTGTTGACTCCCCACTCTCCCTTAGTCTCTTCTGGAGCACGTAGTAACTCTCCAGCAGTCAGGTCTGTGGACGGAGTGCAAGCAAGAGGAAGCCAGTGAACATTTTCTATTCCATCTTGCTTAAACTTATCAACCGCTGGAAGCTGTGCAACAAACACATGATCAAAGTGCTTTGCCCATTCGAGTCTCTGCTCATACCCAAGATGCGTGTCTATAAGATAACAACACTTAGGTGCATCACCTTTAGGCACTTCCATTGGTATATCATCGCGCCCATCATCTATAAAAAGCCAAAAGTCATGCTTGTCGTAGTCAACTTTAGCGTGAAACGGGCGAGTATAACGATCAAGGCCAGTTTCTTTAAACCCCAAACGAAAAAACGCCTCAGACACTCTACGAGCTGTTCCATTATTCCGGATGTCTGCATTGTAGAACAAGCCGGGAGATTTCATGCAGACCTCCTATTATAGGAATATACACAAATGTAATAAGCTACACAAGACATCTATTAAGCCTCCTTTAACATGGGTTCATACCAGCCCATGTAAAGCGACTCAATACACTTACTCAAGCCGTGTTTCTTTATCAAGGCATTATTGACTAACTCTTGGTGCCACGAAGAGTCCCAAAAACCTTCGTGAACTCTATTTCCCGTTTGTTGTCCAAAGTGATGTAAGTATGCAGTTTTATCTACTCTAAGGTGATAACCTGCTTCGCGTATTCTTATACTAAGATCAAAGTCATCTCCACCCGGAAGTGACTCATCAAGCCCACCTAGTTGTTGTATTAACCCTGTACGAACTAAAGAACAAAAACCAATTAGTGTGGTAGCATTAAAAACAATAGAAGTATCTTGTTGTGTAAGACTTTGAGGCCCCGCAACAAAATTAGAACACGGGCCAACGGCTCCTACAGTGTCATCCTTAAAGTGCGCAAGTAACTTAGGCCAGAACATCTGAGAAGCGGGAGGAAATATGACATCATCATTCATCATACAAAAATACTCAGTGTCACAATCTTTCAACACTAAGTTTATCGCCCCCATCCAACCTAAATTTTTATCACTATTTATCACTTTTATCGGGTAGTCTTTAGTTGCTAAAAGTTCTTCTACTTCACTTTTTCCGCTGTTATCAACAATTACAACGTCGAAAGAATAACTAGCATAATTAAAAAGACTGTCAACACACCAGTTTAATTGCTGTAAATTATTCCATGTCGGAATAGCTATAGTAAGTAATGATTTCATACTGTTAAAGCTTTGTTTCATTAGGCAAAGCTATACTGTCATAAGAGTCTTTAAGCTCTGGAATGTCTCGATACTGCAAGTAAGTTGACTCATTAGACCACCGCGAGGCGTGCTCTTTGTGTTGGGTCTTTACTCGAGTATCCACATACCGTGGTATATCATACTCAGAGCAACGCATACAGAAAAACCAGTCTTCACCGCAACCAGTACTGTAAAACCACGGCTTAGGTATAACTCTAAATACAGACATATTAAAAAGCGTGCAGGAAGCCCCAATAGCTAACTCTCCACCAACATCTTTATTTGTTATTAGTTTATTCTTTGGATAATCTAAAATAACTTTAGAAGTGTAAACACCATCCTTTTTGTTTACACTAAATATAACAGGATAAGTAGGATGCCGCGCAGTAAAAGCTAACGCACTATTTACTGGCACATTTGACCTAAACAAGCGCAAAAAAGTGGACGGAGAAAACTTCATGTCAGCATCCCACCAAAACAAATAGTCAGCTCCCCACTCTAACGCTACATCAACTATCATCTCACGCGCTTTGCCGACTAAGCTACAACGGCTGTAGTCAACAAGTGCTATTTGCAGTTTACCGAGACGATCATAATCCTCGTCCGTTGGGTTGCCCTCTGGATCGCCTGTCTCATCGAGAGGGGGCAATGCCCTATTGGTTGCTTCCCACGCATCACGGGGCATCTCAGAACGCATTAACGTCCTTTCCCGCAATGCCCCGAAATACATCATCATGTCCATATACAACGGGCCTGTCTCAGCATCCGGCCCATTATACCACGGCAGCCCTATAACTAGTTTCACTTTCCAGCCCCACTTTCATACCAGTCTTTTGTAAACTCGTTAAAGTTTCTCTTATTTACAAGCCCTAATTTTACAGACAGAAATTCCCAAAATGTACCATACTCAAGAACTTTAAGCTGATGTCCTATGTGATGACGCTTAATTTTGTCTGGAGCACGTAGCCACATAACACGCCCACAAGAACACCTAACCAAATAGTCACCAGACTCTTTCGGTTCTATTGGCTTTAAAAATTTAAACATTCCAGCCCTCTCATCTTATAAGGGGGTAGAGTTTCCCCTACCCCCTCACTTTGTACAGATTTGTTACAGAGCACGAATAAAAACGTGATCACCATAACCCGGATCAGCGTTGATTTGCGCTTGCGTAATTTCAGATAGCGCAACAACATTAACTGCTTCTGCAACATTAAGCCCGACGCTAGAAAAACCAACACTAGCAGCAGAAGGAACACGCAGACCAGTTCCCTGCTTTATAGCCTTAACACCGCTTTCAGGAGCTAAACGGACCGACTCGTAATAACCGTAAACCTGAACTAAGCCAGTTTCAGTTCCATTAGGAATGTCTTCATAAGCAATACCAATGAGGTGGCCGTGCTTATTGTCCGTAGAGCCTGCTTTAAGTAAGCTTGCGCCCTCATTTACTGCAACACTAGACGCATTTCCTGCTGTCGTGTACTTAAAAACAGGATCATGCACACCAATGTCTGCGCCACTATTGTTCGTAACCGTAACCCACACGCGCTCCGTGTCAGTACGATTTACAGTTTGCATAAACATATTACTATTTCTCCTCTTA